TTATTAGCGCAATTAGAGTTCTAATAGTAACAGGATTTGCTGCTTTAACGCAATCTATATTCAATCAAATAGGAGCATTAGCTGCTTTAGCACTTTCTTACAGAACTACAGTCGGAACAACAGTTGCTTTTAGAACTGCTCTTGCTGGTCTAAATGCACAATTAGCTCGCAATGCTATTGTAATAGCAGCCATTAGTGCTGCAACTATTTTTGAAGCTTTACGAAATCAAACCGCAGCAGCAGAAGATTTAGACAATCAAATTAAAGATGGTGTATTGACTTTTGAGGAATATTTAGATGAGCTAAGAAAAGTAAGAGATGCAGAAGCTTTTGAAAAACAAAACAAAGATGCTGCTGAAAATATTATAAAGCTTGAACAAAGATTAGCTGTTTTAAAAGCCAACAATGATGTACAAAGAGCGCAAGCAGTTTTGACAAGACAATTAAAAGATGAAGAAATATCTCTAATACAACAAATAGAAGGCCACAACAAAGCATTAGAAGCTCAGTTAGAGTTACAAAAACAGCTGGAAAAGTTTAATAGAGATTTTGCAAAAGAACAAAGCGAATTTAGGGTTAGAGCTTTAGCAGACGAATTTGCTAAAAGAGATTTACAGAAAACTTTAACTGCAGATGAGCTAAAAAATGAAGTCCTTAAAAACGAAACATTAACAGCATTAAGAGAAAAACATCGCAATGATTTACAGCTACAGGACAGAAAATCTTCACTTTTAGGCCAAACAAACCTTATAAAGGATGCAGGAGAAAGAGCAGAAAAAATAGCAGCTATTGAATCCTTCTTTAGAGATTTAAAATTAAGAAATGAAGAAGAGTTTAATAAAAGAATGGCAGAGCTACGCGATGAAGATGCTGCAGGTCTTTTAACAAAGCTAACAGAAGAAAGCGAAGCAATCAGAAACTTTAATGAATTAAGAGTTCAAAGTATGTTAGACATGTTTAATGGTATTCAGTCAGCGTTTTCTAATATGATTAGAAACAATATGGATGCCGAAATTAGAGCGCTAAAGAAAACAGATAAATTTAGAAATGCTTCTACTGAACAAAGACAAGACATGGAAAACGATATAAAAGCTAAGTTTGCAGAACAGCAAAGAATGGCTTTTAGATTACAGCAGCTTAGTCAAATAGCGCAAGTATTTATGACGCTTGCAAGAGCGTCGTTTGAAATAGAAGCTGCATCTAAAGCTGCTTTTGCAGCTGGTGATAAAACTGCTATTGCACAGGGTAAAGCGCTGATTACAGGTTTAAAAATATCATCTGGGATTCAGGCTGGATTAATAGCAGGACAAAAACAACCAGCATTCGCAACAGGTGGTTCTTTTATTACTTCTGGTCCACAAAGTATTATGGTGGGGGATAATCCAGGGGGGAGAGAGCGTGTAGATGTTACGCCATTAAGCAGTCCTAATATAGATGGGCCTCAGGGTAGCGAAGTTACAGTTAATATAATGGGTAATGTTATTGGAACTGAAGAATTTGTTAGAGATAATCTAATTCCTGAAATAGACAGATCCATTAGGAGAAATCTTGCATAATGGCATTAGACGAACACTACATTGTAGAAATATCCAACAGCGCATCAGGATATATCAGGCTTTCGACAAAAGAATTTGGTAATACTGATTCTTCAGGTTATCATGGCTATATTATTAATAAGCCTACTATTCGAGAAAGCATAGATTTAGAAGAATCTACATCCAGGACAAGTAATGTTACGCTTACATGTTTAAATGGCACAATCAACAATATTACAAACGATCCAAAGCTATCTGCAGAAATATTTGGGGGGAGCGCTCACTACATAAATAGAGATGTTACTATTAAATCAAGAATTAATTCTGTATCAGATACTCTCATTTATACTGGTAGATTAAAGTCTGCTTCAATTAACAATGATGAAACAGTCACTTTAACTATCACAGCAAAAACACCTATTGATTTTGTGAAGATTCCTAAATTTACAAGCAAATCTGGTAAATTTTTTCCTATAGCTTATGGATCTGGCACATCTGAGGTTTCAACTATATCTATTCCAGGATTTATTGATAGCGCAAGATGTTTTCCATTGGAAGTTGATAGTTTAAACAATGAACAGTTTAACTGTTTAGCATTTCAAGAAATAAGTGCAGGAAGCTCTACTGATACTGGATTTGATACTGATGGAATTGGTGACCAATCATTATTAGCAGATGTTACCGATAATACATTTCAAATTATAAATGGAACTATACCTACTGCATTTGAAGTTGGAAAAGTAATACAAATAGATAGTGAAAAAATGCTAATAACAGCATCTGCTTTTGTTCCATCAACATTCGTTTCTATAACAGTAATAAGAGCGTACGCAGGAACTACTTTAGCAGCTCATGCAGATGGCGCAGATATATATTCAGTTGCAATGGCAACTGGGATAGATGATGGTAAATTGCATTATCCAATCAAAGATATGTATGACAGCAATGGATTCCCTTTATTTTGTCCTTTATTATTAGATAACAATGTTTATAGCACAGAAAACTCAATAAATTTATATGAGGGCGAAGAGAATAATAATAAGCCTATATTAACTGCACCCTTAAATTTAAAAAGAGGATACTTTATAAGACCTCAAACAGTAGAAACTTCTTCTACTTTTTCTACAACAAGCAATATTGCAAATGCCTATGATACAAGCGATTCAACATTTGCTACACTTACTCATAGTGCAAGTGATGATTTTGCTGTTGGAGCAAGTTTTGTTTTGCAAGACTTGCCCAGAGAAGAGCATTCTATTAAAAAATGTAACTTAAAATTTAAATATCAAATTACAGCTTTTGATGAACCTACTGGGGGAAATGAAAACTTAATATTTAAATATAAAGCATATATTAATGGAGTTGTAGGCGAAGCAGTTAATGGAGCAGATCAAGCAGCAGTTATGGGAAGTGCGGGTAATATTACAATAGATTTATTAAGCACAAGCAACTTTTCAAGTACAACATCCAGAGTTCCAGAAAATATAACCTTATCATTTTCTGCTATTTCATCTGGCAATATAGGTCAAGGTAGTGGAGATACGCATGGTCTTACTGTTAAAGTATTTGATATGTATTTAGAAATAAATACAGAAATAGATGCTACTGACTCTGATAAAGATATACAAAATTTAATAGACTCTAACGCGGTTAAGAGTGTAGACAGGCTTTATACGCCAGCGGATGGTTTAGACCAGGCATATTCTGCGGGTACAAGCGTAACAAATATAGTACAGATGCATAGAGATTTAATACACAGGTTTGCTGGAATAACTTCTACGCCACAAAACTATTCTGCTTTAAACACAGCAAGAAGTGGATGGAATATATTTTATTACTTAAATGAAGAAACTGATTTGTTAGAAATATTGGACCAATGTCAGAAAGAGGGGGGATTTATCTTTAGATTTAGAGCAAGTGATAACGAACCGCAATATTTATATATTACGAACTCAGTATCAGCTTCTAAAACATTAACCAAAGATGATTTAAAGAATACAAAAATATCATTAACCGACTTTGATTCTCTTAAAACAAAAAGAATTATAAAACATCAAAGAAACCCTATAAATGACGAGTTGTTGTTTGAGGTAGAATGTGTAGACACTACTAACGATCCAAGAACTGCATACAATGTGCAAAGCGATGAAAATGTTATTACTGAAGATTTAGAAATATTAACTGGAAATATTGTTAATGGACAAGAAGGCAAAACAATAACCAGTACAAACATGGGAGCTGGCAATAAAAATGATGGATATGCTAATTATTACAATGCAATACAGGGCGTACCTAAGCTTATTATAGAAACAGAGATAGTAAATCCATCGCACTTTGATATAGATGTTGGCGATGTCATTGCCATGAGTCACACTAATCAAATAGCTGCACCCTTTGGGCAATCATTTGATGGTAAAAAATTCTTTACGACTTCTGTTTCCAGAAGCATAGGACATACAAAAATACAAATGAGGGAGATATAATGGCTATAACATCAGCAGGATTTAAAAAAGGATCTACAAGCTATACTCCGTCTGTTAATGTGGATTTAAATGTTGGGTATGGTAGAAACTATGATATAGTAGTTAATAAATCATATTCTGGCAAAAAATATACAGTAAAAAAACATGATTTAAGAAAGTCATGGGATTTAACATATAGTTATATTTCTGAAGCAGACAGAACAAAACTGCAAAATTTACATGATGCTACAGATGGAACTTTTGATACTTTTCTATTTAGCGAAGACAACGATTTTAGCGGTACATTAGGCACAGACCATTTTACTGTTAGATTTACTAAAGACGATTTAAAGTTTTCGCAAATTGCATCAGGAGCTTATACGGTTAAATTTAGTGTAGAAGAAGAACTATAAGGGGGGTTAGAATGTGGGATTTATTTAAAGATAAAAACGAATACAATGAAAAGAATATTATTGGATTTCTTTCTTTTGCTTTAATGTGCGTATTTGGAATAGTGGATTTAGCCATGGGTATTATTGGCATAGAGTTGATGGTAAATGATTATATATATAATTCATTTGTTTGGGTTACTCTTGGTTCATTTGGTATTTCAGCATCAGAAAAAGTATATAAAAAATGAGAAAGTCTTTATTTCAAAGCAGAGCAGTAAAAACAAATGGCAAGAAAAAGACCAGGCAAGGCCAAAGTGTTAATACCAAATTCGGCAATAAAAAATCTAAAAAATACTATAAAAAACGCACTCGCGGGCAAGGAAAATAAAAAAAGCTTTTGTTTTAAATAATATAGTAATTATACTTGTTACATGAAAATCGACAAAATATTACAAATATTAGAGCAAGATGAAAGAAGCAAAGCGTGGCTTGCGAGAAAAATCAAAGTTAGTCCATCATTATTATCATTAATGTTGGATGGCAAAAGAACTTTCCAAGAAACATATAAAAATCGTATATGCTCTGTACTAAATAAGGAGTATAGCGAATTATTTTAGGCGGGGGTTTTTTTTGTTTTCCTTTATAACAAATTGTTTTTCCCCTGCCCCCTAATATGAGAACAGTACAACTAAATTCAGAGCAATCTACCTTTCTAATTGATTCTATTAAAAAAACAATAGACAACATGAACATGGAAGACCAGCTTAACAATCCAAAAAATTTTATCTTGTTAGTACAATTACATGATATACTAACAGGTAATTACACGCCCAAAGCAAACGAAGTACCTGATGAGAGTCTAAGGGGCAACGACTCATGTAACACAGGTATATGTGATTAAGGAGTAAATATGAATCAAGATCAATTAAAATTAAACAATGGCCAGGTAGTGACAGCTACATTCCAAGGATTAGAATCTGAGGGTGAAGGGAACTATGGCAAATGGTTTAAATACGGATTAAATGTTAGCGGACAAGATATGATATTTTTTGCTAACGAGAACCAACAAGCTGTTTTTTCTGGCTTAAATGAAGGCCAAACATTTTCTTTCGGGAAAATACAAAAAACAGGAAAAATGGGAACTTATCATAAAGTAGAAAGAGTAGAGTCTAATGGTACAACTACCGAAACCTCTGCCACACCAGCACCAACTACTACTACAACAACAGCCAAAACAAATGAAAGCAGAACATTCTCTACCAGAGAAGCTTCTATTGTTGCGGGGGTAGCAGTTAAAGTAGCTGGGTGGTCCATTAGTCCAAGCACTTTTTCGGAAGAAGAGCTTTATAATAGATCCAAAGCTGTTTTATCAGTTTTAGGTAAACTGGAAACAGACCTGTTAAATCAACAAGTTGATGAACTTTTTGGCGCAACCGATGACGAGTAAGTCAAAAAGAAAAGGTAATCAATTTGAATATGAGTCAGTAAGGGCATTGGAAGATGTCTTTACTGACTTTTATCCAAAAGTTGAAAGAGCGTTCATGTCAGATGGGCGCTCTATCGGCGAAGCAGCTGACTGTGATGTAAGAATGAATTTTAGAAATGATAAGTTTATCGTACAATGTAAAAGAAGAAGAGAGTTACCTAAGTGGTTTTTACAAACTAATTCAGATATATTAATGACCAGAAGAGATAGAGGCCAAAGATATTATTGCTTTACAGAAGATGGACTTAAAAAAATGATAGACTTTATAAGAGCAAACCAACTGAGTACAGATTAATGAAAGATTTAGAACAACTACAAATAGAACTGCAGACAACATGCGACACTTTTAAAGGTCTGACAGATGAAATGTATTCTATATTTATTAATAAACAAGCAATGTATGGACTATCAAATATATCACTTGCGGGGGATATGTCTAAGTATGAAGACAGAAAGATGGCTTTACTTGGTTTATGGTTTAGAATGCACGATAAGATTCAGCGTATAAACAATATATTAAAAAAAGATTTTAAAGATGATGAGATAAAGTTTGAATCATTAGAAGACAGTTATATGGATCTGGCTAACTATGCAATAATATCAATATTAGTTAAAAAGGAAGTATGGGGTAAATGAGCTGGACTACTGAACGCGAGATTGACAGAGTTAAAAGAACATCTGGCGTTTATGTAATGTATACAGGAAAAAAAGATTTAAAATATATTGGATATTCTAAAGATATATTTCAAAGATTATTAACACATGATTTGTCCTGGAGGTATGTTAAGGTAAAATATTTAAGTGTAGACAAGTCTAAACAGTTAGAATATAAATTAATAAGAAAATTAAAGCCTGAAGCAAATATAAGACATAAAACTAAAGCTTTAAAGGCGCAACACAGGGTAAGACTAAAACCTGAAACTTATCACACCTTGACTGTTGCAAGTCAATATAGTAAGATAAGAATAGCAGATTTAATAGATCAATTAGTTTCTGCTTCCACAGAGCCGCTAATTACTAAGTCACAAAAGATTTCAAAGATAATGATAAAGGAGTTATATGAAGACTAAAACACATACAGTATATAAAACATCAGATGGCGTACGCGTAAAAAGCGTTACTACCATTATAAATGCACAACTTGGCTGGAATAAACAGATATTAGTTAATTGGGCTAAAAACCAAGGCATAAAGGGTCAGGATGCTACAAAAGTTATGAATGAAGCAGCTGAAATTGGCACATTAGCACACTTGTTATGTGAGAATTTTATTAAGAGCGAAAAAACAGATATAGATGATTACTCTAAGAATCAGATTAAAGCAGCTGACTTAGCATTTAAAGCGTTTAAAGATTGGGATAAACAGGTCAAACCTACTTATGTAGAGTCAGAAATTAAATTAATAGATGATGACTTATGCGTGGGGGGTACTTGCGACTTAATCCTGGAAATAGATGATAAACTTTATATAGGTGATCTAAAAACTTCTAAAGGTTTATACTCTGAGTTTATTGTACAGCTGGCAGCATATAGATATATGTATGAAAAACAGACTGGCAATAAATTACAGGGGGGTAAGTTGCTAAGATTGGATAAAGAAGGTAATGGATTTGAAGAACATAACATTCCATTAGAAAGATTAGACTGGGGATGGGAAGTATTTAGTACGCTTCTTAAACTTGCTGACTTACAGGCCAATGGACAACAGAGATAAGCAGTTTTACACAGACTTAGCTTTTAAATCAGAACTTCATAACTGGCGAACACCTGATTGGCTATTTAACATTTTAAACAGATATTTTGACTTTCAAGCAGATGTTTGTGCAAATGATTCAAATCATTTATGTGAAAAATATTT